GACTCGCTGCGGGACTCGCTGGGGGCCTCGCTGGGGGCCTCGCTGCGGGACTCGCTGGGGGCCTCGCTGCGGGACTCGCTGGGGGCCTCGCTGTGGGACTCGCTGGGGGCCTCGCTGCGGGCCTCGCTGTGGGACTCGCTGCGGGCCTCGCTGCGGGACGCTTGGTGGGGACAGCACGAATCGTATTGGATCGCGTTCTATTTGTTCTGTCGCGACATCGTCGGCGTGAAATTCGACAAGAAGAGATCGCGCCAACTCGACATGTGGCGGGACATCGCCCAGTCGTGCTGCTGGTGGTGGTGCTTCGAAAATTACGTCGTGGTCAGCGAGCGCCCGACGGTATGCCGGATGACCGAGCAGGAAGGGCGCCTGCATTGTGAGGATGGGCCGGCGCTCGCGTTTGCGGATGGCTACGCGCTTTATCGCTGGCACGGGGTGACCGTTCCCGAAGACGTGGTCACAAAACCAAGCTCGATCACTGTCGCGCGCATCGACGCCGAGAACAACGCCGAAATCAGGCGGGTGATGTTGGAGCGCTACGGCGAGGCCAAGTACCTGCAGGACAGCGGCGCCAAGCAAATTCAGCGTGACAAATGCGGATCGCTCTACCGTAAGGAGATCGCGGGAGACGAACCGCTGGTGATGGTGCGGGTGGTGAACTCGACGCCGGAGCCAGATGGTCATTTCAAAATCTACTGGTTGAGAGTGCCCCCGACCATCGAGACTGCACGCGAGGCAGTGGCATGGACCTTCGGTGTTGACGCGAAGGACTACCGGCCGGCAGTGGAGACATGACCAGCAACCGGGAAGATGCGCCTCGCCGCGCACTCAGCAGCTCGGCCCGCTCGGCCAGTGGAGCCGCCGACGTTGTGAACGACGCTGGAGGCGTCCGCTGGTGCCAGGGCTGTCTCACTGCACATGGAGCTTGGAACGCGTCCTGCCCGCGCTGTGGGCGCGCTCTGGTGGGGTTGCCGAGGCTATCGAGGATCAAGAGGGAAGCCGCGTAGATGTGGGCTAAGTTCGACGACAGTTATTTCTCAAACCGCAAGGTGCGCTCCGTGAATGGGATGGCTCGTCTGCTGCATATGGCGTCGATCATCCACTGCTCAGCCCAGGAGTCGGACGGCTTCTATCCCAAAACCGATCTGGCCTTGGTGGCGGCGATGGCTGGCGTGGAAGATCCGGCATCCGCGGCAATATCTCTGATGAACGCTCGCCTTCTTCACGACCGCGGAGACAGCTTCGAAGTACACGACTTCCTGGACTACAACCCGAGCCACGCCGAGCTGGAAGACAAGCGAGCGTCTGGCGCTAAACGCGTGAAGAACTGGAGAGGTAACGGTAAGCGTAACAAGGCTGGAAACGCTGTTAGTAACGGCGTTACACCAATTGTTAGTAACAGCGTGTGTACAGGGCGTCCCGATCCCGATCTCTCTCTAAGAGATCAATCCTCTGAGAAGAGAGAGGATCCCGGTACGAACGCTGTTAGTAACGGCGTTACACAGAAGCGGCCAAGCGGGCACGAGTTGGTGACCATGTTCGGGTCGATGCGCCTAGAGGTCTTCCCCAACACGCTACCGTGGAACACTGCCAGGGATCCCAGGGGAGAGGCCGGCTCATTCGCTGCCCTGCTCTCAGAAGACGAGATTGGCGATATCAAACCGACCATGCGCATGGCCCTTGAGAAGATCAGGACCAGCGCCATCGGTTGGACAAACCCGGAGTTAACGGTCAGTCCGACATTCGCCTTCGGCAAATGGAAGTCCGACTTCACGGGTTTACGAGAAGAACTGCACGGGAGAAGGCCCGTGATTGAACCAACCGCAGCGTCCACAAGGGTAGGACCGCGAGCCGGATCAATTCCTGAGAACTGGGAACCAGCGGAGACAACATGAAGCCAAAGACAAACGACAAGAAGGCCCGCAAGGACACCTTCGACGCCTGCATGAAAATTCTGGCCGGCGGGTACAGGTTCACCTTCGACCCGCCAGCCATGGATGCCTACTGGATTGGCGTGGGCGAGTTGGATCCGGTGAAGATGCGGGCTGCGTTCGAGAGGGCAATCCGCGAGGAGACCGGGCACTTTCCGCCGTCCCCTGGAAAGATCCGCGCGTGCGCGGCACCCGCTCGACAGTTGCCTCCCACGGAGAAGCCGTTCACGCCACCCACCAGCGCCGAGCTGGAGGAAATGCACGCGGGTATCCAGGAGTTGCGCAAGCGGATTGCCATGAACGTCGCAGCTGAGGAAACCGCCGCTGGATCATTTGCTGAGCGCTGGGGGATCCGGTCTTGAGCGCCATCGAGTCAACCGAGCCACCGAGCCCAGGCGATCTATCGCGATTGCGGAGCGCGAGGACCGCAGCACAAGCGTGGCTGGACACCGCCAACGACGACGTCATCAGGGCAACTCGCGAGCTTGAGTTGGCCAAGGATATCCAGCAGAGAGCGGAGGCCGCGCGGGACAAGGCCGAGCTCGAGTACGAGCAGAGGCTACGTGAAGCCCAGCACCCTATCTCGTTACGGAGGGTATCTTGATGCGCATCTACCTAGCCGCCAGGTTCGGTCGCCGGGACGAACTCCGAGAAGTGGCGCGCACACTACGACGTCACGGCTACACCGTGACGTCCAGATGGCTGGAGGTGGAGACAGACCAGGTCGACGCTCCCGACGGGCCCAAGTGGGCAGAGGGCGACGTCGCCGATGTGCTATCCGCCGATGTGCTCGTGCTGTTTACCGAGATAGAGGGCACGCCCGGCGCCGGACGCGGAGGGCGTCACGTGGAGTTCGGCGTCGCCCTTGGTGCGGGGAAGGCCTTGATCACCGTGGGGCCGATTGAGAATATTTTTCATCGACACCCAAGCGTCGTGCGCGTGGGAAGCGTGACGAGGCTGCTGTCGTATCTCGCGGCGGCTGACAACTGCGTGGGTGCAGCGTGACCGCTGCCATCATCCTGGCCTCTCTGTTTGCACTCTCGGCCCATGCCGGCGCTGCCGTGTCGCCCGAGATGGTTTGCAGCGTCCAGCGAGCAATCAGCCGCCGTCCAGCATGGCCCGAGAGTGAGTGTCGGCGGGTTGCGGCCGCGCTAAACGAGACGCCAAAGCCGCGCACAGTGGCGGCCATGGCAGTGCTCGAGTCTGATTTTCGCCCCGATGTTGCGGTCGAGGCGAAGGCTGGAACATTCGACGCCGGCTTGCTCGGCGTCCGTTGCGTGCTCTACCCAGGCAGCAGCGCACCCGCGCGGGGTTTTGGGCCCCGGTCGGCGGGTGATAGCAAGCCCAATGACCTACCCGCGGGCCGGTGCCAGAACGGGCCGGCTCGTGGGCACAATTTGGTAACCCTCGCCGACCCGGTTACCAACATCCGCGTGGCCGCGCAGATCATGGCCCAGAAGCGGGTGCGGTTCGGGAAGGACTACCTCTGGCGCTACAACGGCGCGAGCAAGCCCAACGGCTACGCCCGCAAGGTGCGGGTCATCGTGGCGGCCCTGGGCGGCGTGCGGTTGGCCTCGAAGTGCATGCGTGTGCGGCGGCTGGTGGATCTGATACTGGCGGCTGTGGCACCGCGGATTGTGTCCGTAAAAAGTAGGCCAGTGCCCAAATACCTAAGTGGCAACCCATGAAGGCCAACATCCAACTAGCCCCAGGCCTGTCATTTCCAGCAGCCGAGTTTGCAACCGAGGTCGTGGCCTCCCTTGGCGCCCGTGGCGGCGGCAAGAGCAACGGCGCGGCCGTGGTGGCGGAAGGGCTCCTTGATGCTGGTGTTCAGGTCGTGGTGCTGGACTACGTTGGGATTTGGTTTTCGCTGCGCCTAGAGCCAGACGGAAAGACCCCATCGCGGTTCAAGATCGTCGTGCTAGGCGGATCTCACGGGGACATCGCCATCGCTCCCACTGCCGGCGCGGCCGTAGCAGAGGCGCTGGCCATAAGTGGAGCATCAGCCGTGCTCGACATCAGTGGTTTCTCGAAGGGCGATCGTTGCCGCTTCGCTACCGACTTCGCCGAGGCGTTCTTCGTTGCGAAGAAGAAGCACCCCGGGCCCGTGCAGCTGCTCCTCGAGGAGGCCCAGCGGTTCGTTCCACAGAAGTTGTTCGCCGGCCAGGAACGCATGCTCGGAGCGTTCGAGGAGATCGGGGAAGTCGGCCGCAACTACGGGATCGGCCTGCACCTCATCAGCCAGCGCCCGCAGAAGATCAACAAGGACGTACTCAACCTGGCCGACACCGTGCTCGGCTACCGAACCCTCGGTGTGCTCGAGCGCAAGGCGATCGGAGAGTGGGTGCAGGAGAAGGGAGCCGCCGGTCGCGACCGGGTCCAGGACGAGCTGCCAAGTCTCAAGGTGGGCAACGCGATCGCGTGGTGCCCATCGCGCGACCTGTACGGCAAGTTTGCCATTCGCAAGAAGACCACCTACGACGCCGGGGCGACTCCGGTCCAGGCGCGCGCGGCCGTGCACACCAAGCCCCTCGACCTGGGCGAACTAGAAACGGCCATGGGCAAGGCCGTTGAAGACGCCAGGGCCAACGACCCAACCGCCCTAAAGGCGGAGATCGCGCGGCTCAAGAGAGGGTTAGAGAAGTCAACCGGAAAACCGCCGGAAGTCGTGGTGGAAAAGACGGTGGAAGTTCCGGTGGTGCCGCCCGAGTGGATGGACGCGGTCAAGCGGGTGCTGACCAACTTGTCCCGCTCGAAAGTCGAGGTGCTGGGCGTGGTTGCGCGCGAGATGGACGACGCTGCGGCCGTGGTCGGGAAACTAGTCCACCTGTCCGAGCGGTACAAACCATCCCCTGGCCGCGTGCCCATGGCGCCGCGCCCGATGCGTGCGCAGTCCGCAGTGGCGCGACCGTTGCGCCCGTCCATTGCCGGGAAAGACGGCGAGGTCGCAAGCGGAGGCCTTCGCCGCATGCTCATCGCCCTGGCCCAGCGACCACAGGGGCTCACCAATGCGCAGATCGGAGTGCGGGCCGGGCTGTCCTCAAAGAGCGGAACCTTTGCCACGTATATGGGGCGCGCCCGAACGCAGGGGTGGATCGCCGACAACGGACAGACCAGGGTCATCACGGAGGCTGGGCTGGATGCGCTTGGATCGTTCGACGCTCTCCCGGAGGGTCAGGCACTTGCCGAGCATTGGATCGGCGAGCTGGGCGGTGGGGCATCCCGCATGCTGCAAGCGCTGGTCGAGGCGTATCCCGACAGCCTCACCAATGCCGAGATCGGGGAGCGCGCCGGCATCTCGCCGGCATCGGGGACGTTCGCGACGTACATGGGTAAACTGCGCTCGCTCGAACTCGTCACAGGGCGCGGGCAGGTCCAAGCCTCGGCGGAGCTTTTCGGATGATCTGCCGCCTGCTCTGCAAACTCCTCGACCGTTTCGCACCGGTCGCCACGCCCGCGCAATCCGCCTGCGAGGACTGCCCCGATTCCAGAGCGCTCAAGTGCACCGACAGGCAGGCGGCCACGTGCAAGATCAGGTTGGACGCTATCGAGAGCGCGAAGGGAGTGGCAGCGCAATGACCGCGCGCCCGTTCCTGAAATGGGCGGGCGGCAAGACCCAGCTCTTGCCCAAGCTCCTCGCCCACGTGCCGGCGCACTTTGAGACCTACCGCGAGCCATTCCTAGGCGGCGGCGCTCTCTTCTTCGCCCTGCGGCCAGCGTGCGCGGTCCTCTCGGACGCCAACCGCGAGTTGGTGACCACGTTCCAGGCCGTGCGGGACAACGTCGAGGAGGTGATCGGACGCCTGCATAGCTTCGCAAAGTTCCATAGCCCGGAGTTGTTCGAGACCTTGCGCAGCGAGACCGGAACGGGGCTTCCGTTCGACGTCGCTGCCCGGATGATCTACCTGAACAAGACGTGCTTCAATGGGCTCTACCGGGTGAACGCCGCCGGCAAGTTCAACGTCCCGCCGGACAAGTCCAAGACTGCCGCTGTCATCTGCGACGAAAAGAACCTGCGCGCGTGTGCCGTAGCCCTGGCCAGCGCGTGGATCGAGCCGTGGGATTTTCGAACGGCCATTGGGCAGGCCGAGTCGGGCGACTTTGTTTACGCGGATCCGCCGTACTTGCCCAGCTCGGAAACCGCGGATTTCACGAGCTACACCGCCGACGGATTCGGCCCCGGTGACCACGCCGACCTCGCCCTCGCGCTGACCATCGCCGGATCTCGTGGCGCGCACGTGCTCTTGTCGAGCGCCGACAACCCCACCAGCCGCAAGATCTACCGAGACCTGAAGCGCGAGAAGGTGAGCGCCCGCCGAAACATCAGCAGCAAGGGTGACGGCCGCGGCGCAGTCGGAGAGCTGCTGTGCACGTACAAAGGGGATCGTTAATGGGCAAGCGGACAAAAATCGGGCCCTGCCCACAACACGCCGCCGGCCAGCGCAAGTGCCCAAAGCCGACGTATCTCCTGCGCACCTGTCCGGCATGCATGGGCTACCTGGCGCTGCACCCTGAAGCCGCGGGCCTTGCAAAGTTCGGAGTGCCCGGGCGTTGCGTACCACGAACAGCCGCCCGATTGCGTACTGAGTGAAAACCAAAGGAGAAGACCGATGAGCAAGAAGACCCCCAAGACCCCGAAAGAGACCAAGGAACCGAAGAGCACGAAGGGAGACAAGGACAGCAAGGACACCAAGGACCAGAAGAGCGTGAAGAAGCTGGTCAAGCGCATGCTGCCGTGCAAGCTCGATCAGGCGGCGCTGGCCAAGCTGGGCCAGGATCTGAGTGCCAACCTCGACAAGATCGCCGCGCTCGAAGAAAACAAGAAGGCCACAGACAAGGCCATCAACGGAGACATCGCGCTGCTCGAGGAAGGAACCAGCCTGTTGCGCGACAAGATTCGCAGCAAGAGCGTGGAGCGGGAGGTCGAGTGCGAGGAGGTGACCGACTACCGCGCCAACGAAGTGCGCGTGATCAGGCTCGACACCAAGGAAGAGTTCTCGAAGCGCACCCTCACGCGGGAAGAGTTGCAATTGCCCCTCGACGCGCAGAAGCCGGCCGGGAAGCTGCTCGCGATGGACGGCGGCAAGGGCAAGTTGCCGCAGATTCCATGCCCCGAGTGCAAAGGGGCAGGCCAAATCCCATTCGGAGAGAACAACCTGCTCACCAAGTGCGAGGGCTGCGACGGCACGGGCAAGGTCGACGACAAGGAACCGCTGAAGGCCAAGCTCGGCGATGTGGCTGCCCAGCACGCGAAGAACAAGGCCGATGCGGACACTGCGGCGGCGGCGCCGGCGGGCGAAGGCGATGGCCACCCCGAGGTCGAGCGGATGATCGCCGACCGGAAGAAGCCAAAGACCAAGAAGAATAGCCGCGGCGACGAGGTCGACGTTACCCCACCGCCAGGCGGCGACTTCTAGGCGCCATGGACCTCGGCCCGTTCCAACCCTGCAAATCCTACGAGGCGCGACTGACCAAGAAAGTCGGCAAGAAGGTCACGCTGCTGTAGCCAGAGGTGTCCGCCATGCCCACGAAGACCAAGCAGACCCAAGACCCCAGCGCCACCTACCGCGAGGGAATCGCCGTGCACTTTCGCGGCAGCGTGGCGGTCAAGATGCGATTGCAGAGCGCTGGCATGCAGGTCACACGGGTCTCGATGTGGCGGGGCGCGCTCGGGGAGACATGGGAGGCGGAGACAGATAGGGGCAAGCGCTGGGTGCGCCATACCGATAGCGGGTGGCAGATCCTGAAGGCGCCTCCGGTGAAAGAGAAGGTCAGCGCGTGAGCGACGACCAGCGAGACCGGCCGACCGAACCCGCCGACGAGCCCGAATGTGAAGCCGTGCGGCTTGGCTTCGCGCCAGCATGCAAGGGCGGCAAGTGCCACCGCCGACTATGGGGAAAGAGCTGTGAAGAAAGAGCCGAGGAGGGCAATGCCACCGAGGAACCATAGGCCACCGACGCCCGTCTTCGTGCACGTCGAGGAGCCCTACAAGCCAAGCGCGCGCTGGGTTGCATGCGAGGCCTGCTACAAGACCCGCAAGGCCGACGAGCTGTGGCGATTCCCTTGCGTGCCAAGGCGGCCGATGGGGACGCACTGCTGATGCTGTTCGTCGGCATTGACCCGGGCAAGCTCGGCGCTGTTGGGGCCATCGACCCGGCCGGCCACGTGGTGTGCGTGCGCGACATGACCCTGGACCAGGATGACCAGCTCGACTACGACGCCATGGGCACGATCTTCGAGGAGCTGGCAGGCCTAGGCCACGGCCTGGACGTCACCATTGAGGAGGTGCGGCCGATGCCCCACTGGAGCAAGGGCAAGGCCATCGGGCACGACACCAACAGCGCTTTCAAGCTGGGCGCGAGCTACGGGGCCTGGCGACGGGAGGTGTCCAGCCGAGGAATCAAGCCGCACCTGTACTCGCCGTCCAAGTGGAAGGGGATCATGCTGGGGGGACTGGAGAAGGGGAAGGAAGCGGCGGTCGGGCACGCGATTCGGATCTTCCCCGCCTCGGCCGACCTATTCAGAACCAAGCGCGGGAGGCTGCTGGACGGGCGCGCCGAGGCATTGCTGCTGGCCGAGCTCGGGCGGCGCATCTATCGGCTGTCGCACGGGATCGGGTAGCGGATAAGTCGACACACTTCCTCTTTTGGCACCTCAATTAAGGTCGCAAAACAGGAAGAATGGAGCGCCACGACGACGGGAAGCGCAACCCGTCATTGGCTTTCGTGCAGTCGCGTGGTATTCCTCTTGACATGGAGCCATGCCATGGGAACTGCGGGGAACACGACGAACTGGAGTTTGGTACAGGGTAACTGCCGGTGCGGCTTGCGCGCGTGCCAGAAGGCGCAGCGCGAGGCTCAGGCGCGACGCTTGGCCATCATAGAGGCTCAGGAGTCGATCTTCGACGAGCCATCCCGAAGCGCCAGCCTTTCCCGGCCGCTCCTCCTGGTGGCCTACGAGCGCGAGCGCCAGGCGGCCTAGTTCGGTTTCTTTCCGTAAAAAGTAGGCCAGTGCCCAAATACTAGTGGGTGAAGCTACCTACTGCGGGTTCGCCAAGTGGCCAAGGCATCGGGCTCATAATCCGACATTCGCTCGTTCGAATCGAGCACCCGCAACTTCTGCCGCTACAGTCCGGGATAGCCGGACACGCGTGCCAGCACGTATCGGCTGGCCCGACACCACGGGGCGTAACCTCGTGGGAGTCTCCTAAGTCCCTGGGAAAATCCGCGTGGCCAGGGAACCGCGCCGTGGAGGACGCTCTTGGCACAAGCGGTGGGATGATGGTTCGCTCGGGGCAGCACCGGGCGGCGGCTTCAATTTGCGCGGATGAGGCGCGAGCGTGACCGCCTCGACGGTAAGCCTTTTCTGTGGCGGTGGCGGCGAGTCGGTGGGCAAGCATCTCGCCCTCGAGGAGCTTGGCATCCCGTCTCGCGAAATTCCCTCCCACGCGATCAACCACTGGGATCTGGCCGTTGCCACCCATGGCCGCAACCTTCCGTGGATCTCGGTCCACCAAGAAGACATCACACAGGTGACGGCCAAGACCTACGGGTTGAAGCACATCGACCTACTGTGGGCCTCCCCATCGTGCGTGCACCATTCTCGCGCCCGGGGCGGGAAGCCGCGCGAGGAACAGCAGCGCAGTCACGCCTGGGAGGTGGTTGACCGCTGGCTCCGCGTGGCCAAGGTCGACGTGCTGCTGGTCGAAAACGTCTCTGAATTCATGGACTGGGGTCCGCTCGACGAGCACGGTCAGCCCATCAAGGCACGCAAGGGAGAGGACTTCCGCGCGTTCGTGGCCGACTTGCGCAAGCTCGGCTACCAGGTCGAGTGGCGTGTGCTGTGCGCGGCCGACTACGGCGACCCGACCACACGCCGTCGCTTTTTCCTTCAGGCCGCGCGCGACGGGCACCCGGTCGTGTGGCCAGAGCCCACGCACCACGATCCGCGCAAGGTCAGTGGCGAAGGTCTCCTGCCCTGGCGCACGGCCGCCGAGTGTATCGACTGGTCGCTGCCATGCAGGTCCATTTTCGACCGCAAGAAGCCGCTGGCCGAGGCTACGCTGCGGAGGATCGCCACCGGGGTGGTGCGGTTCGTGCTCAACGGCAAGCCGTTTATTGTGAATACGGCCTACGCGGGAACGACCGGACGCGGGCAGTACGTTTACGATCCGAAGGATCCGATGCGCACCATCACGTCAGGTGGCGGATTTGGGGCGGTGGTGCCGACCGTCGAGCCGTTCGTCGTGAACTTCCGCGGTGGCGAAGACAGCCACATCGCCAGCGCGGCCGGCGGCCTCGACGAACCGCTGCGCACCGTATCGGCGGGCGGGAACCACGCTGGAATCGTCACTCCATTCATCGCAGGATTGGCCCACGGAGAGCACGCCGGACGCCATGAACCGCGCGTGGCACCTGCGACCGAACCGCTGCGCACGATCCACGCCGGCGGCAACAACCACGCGCTCGTGGCCGCGTTTCTGGCGAAGCATTACGGTGGCGGGCCAAACGGTGAATCTCCTCCCGGCCTCAGTCCCAATAGCCCCCTAGGGTCGGTGACGGCCGTCGACCACCATGCAGTCGCCAAGGTTGACCTGGACCAGGCCGGCGGGCCGCGCGCAAAGCTAATCGCCGCGTTTCTCACCCACTACTACGGCACCCGCGGCCAGCACCAGTCGCCCGATATCCCACTGCACACGGTGACGACCATCGCTAAGCACGGCCTGGTCACGGTCGACATCGATGGCGCGAGCTACGTCATCACGGACATTGGCCTGCGCATGCTCGAACCGCGCGAGCTTGCCCTTGCGATGGGCTTCCCCTCCTGGTACCGCTGGGAGAAAGCGGACGGCTCGCCGCTGACCAAGCGGGACGCGGTCAAGATGATTGGTAACGCATGTCCCGTTGGGACCGTGAAGGCACTCATCAAGGCCGTGGTGCTCGAGCGCCGCGAGGCCTTCGGAATGGTGGCAGCGTAATGGGCAAAGAAACCGGCATAGCTTGGACCGATTCGACGTTTAACCCATGGTGGGGGTGCACCAAGGTCTCCGAGGGTTGCAAGAACTGTTACGCCGAGACGTTCGCCAAGCGGTTCGGCGTGCAGTGGGGGGAGGAGGCGAGTCGGCGCGTGTTCAGGCACGGGGGCAAGCACTGGCACGATCCCGTGTCGTGGAATGCCAACGCCCAGGACGAGGGAGTGCGCCGGCGCGTGTTCTGCGGTTCGATGTGCGACGTGTTCGAAGATGGAAGGCGCGAGGAATTGGAGCCACAGCGCCGGCGCCTCTTCGACCTCATCGAGGGCACCGAGCATCTCGACTGGCTTCTGCTCACCAAGCGCCCGGAGAATCTGGCCGACATGTTGCCGAAGCACTGGTTGCGCAGCCCGCGCTCGAACGTGTGGCTGGGCACCACGGTGGAGAACCAGAAGGCGGCCGACGAGCGGATCCCGATCCTGGTGCATACCCCGGCCGCTCTCCGCTTCCTGTCGATGGAGCCGATGCTGGAAGCGATTCAGATTCCAACGATGTTCTGCGACACGGAAAAGGTGCTGCGGGACTCAAAGCCCTGGGATAACCTGGCTCGCGTTCCCATCCTGGCGCTAGGCGATCTAGTTCAGTGGATCATCGTTGGTGGCGAATCCGGCCCGCGGGCGCGCCCCTTCCACGTCGAGTGGGCCCGCTCCATTCAGGCCCAGTGCAAGGCGGCCGGCGTGGCGTTTTTCATGAAACAGCTGGGAGCGCATCCCGTGTTTCTCGACGGCTACGACCTAGACGACGAGCGGGCGCGGATCATGGACGCCGCGGGAATGAACCCCCTGCAGATCGATCAGGCGGCCAGGTCTGGACTTGTGAGGATGCGCGACCGCGCTGGCGCCGATCCCTTCGAATGGCCCACAGACCTCCGCACCCAGGAGATGCCCGCGGGGCGCAAGTCTTGACATACACATGCGAAGCCGTATGTTGGATTGAACATGCCCAAGCGCCACGTAGTATCCAGATCCGAAATCGCCAGAGGCGTGCTGGCATACCTTGGCGTTCCCAGCGCGGAGCTCAAATCGGCATGCGCGCGGTATCTCGCCAGCCTGAACTCCACCGAACGGAGACGGGAAGCCTCATTGCGAACCCCGGCCGGAGAACGACTGGCCCACGCGAAGGCTGCGATCGCAGTCCGGTGGTCAAAGCGACCAGCGGGAGAGCTACCGGCCGACCAAGCCGCCATCATGGCTCGTCTGAATGGCCTGGAGACCGTCACGGTGAAGGCAATAGGCGAGCGACGACGGACCGCCATAGCCGCGCTGGCCACCGCTGGGAAGATCTGGGTGGTATCGCAGACAGCGACCGAAGCCACCCTGTCGTCAGTACCCCCAAAAGCTGCGGAATAACTGACCTTTTGTCCTGGCCGCCCGTTCAGTGCTTTTTCTTCGCCTCTTTGTTGACGTACGCTAACGATAGTGTATGATTAAATCATGTTCAACACGACGACGCGACGACGGCACCAGACGATGGAGAGCATGGTCGACATTGCAGCCGCCGACCCCGAGCAGGTTTTCACCCACCGGCGCGCTGACGTGACCGAAGTCTCGTGGACCGAGCGCGGACAGCACCACAAGGTGCCCTACACGCGTCCGGCCTCGAAGTGGTCGCCCGAAGCACTGGATCGCCTTCTTGCCGACATCAAAGGGGTCCGCTCGTGAACCGCAAGCTGCTCCCCGCGAGCATCGGCACTTACCGGATCATCCAGCGCAAGGAGTTGACGCCAGAGCAGCTGGCCACGCTCCGGGCGGCTAGTGCCGAGCGGGTTCGCGAACGCCTCTGCGCTCTCATTGGCGATGGCCGGGCATCGGCGTCCCAGGTGCAGGCGAAGTATGGGGCATTGCTCGGAGAGTGCGGTCGTGCATAGCGTGGCGGTCGAGTATGCACGTGCCAGCGTCGCCGCGGACAGCCTGGCGGTGCTTCGGGCGGCCGGTCGCGGGTGCGTGCGCCGCCGCCTGGAAGCGCTGGTCAATGCAGGCATGCTCGGCCTGGCCGGAGCCCAGAAGATCTACCGCGATGCCTTTGGCGGTGAGCTGAAGGCCGTCAAGGCCGGCAAGTCTTCCAAGTTCCCTGGATGGCTCAGAAGGTCTCCCGTTTGACGCCGAGGAGAACCGGCGTGACAATCGACTCATACGCTCATCTGCAAATAGCCCTAGGAGGAACCATGAGAATTCTAAAGCTCTTCGCTCTCGCCAGTGTCCTTGTTGGATGCAATGGCCCTGATCCACTGCCGGTCACGGAGCCCGCGGATGCAGGATCGGACATCACGCCGGCTATCGATACCGAGATCACGTACTGCGGAGACGGTTACCACCGGGTGAACTATGCGCCGGCCGAGCTGGTGTATTGCAGTCCGATCGATGGGGTGGGCTGCGACAATGGGTCGTGTGGTTGTGGTCCAGGGTTCACGACGATGCACATCGGCGCGGATCCGACCGTGCTGTGCGTGCCGCCCTCGCCGGGAGCGCCGTGATGATGCGCCGGATTCTGGCGGCCGTTCTCACATTCTCGGTGATGGCGGGCGCGGGTCGCAGCGCGGTCGCGCAGGGCACGGCAAAGCGAGCGGCCATGTGGGAAGCGTACCAATCCAGTCGCCCCATTGCTGATCGGGATTGGCTACCGGCCGTATTCGGGTATGAGCTGGCCGCCCAGGCCGAAGTCAAGGTGGCCAACAAGGCCAACATTGCGAACGAGCGCAAAGCGGCCAAGCACGGTGGTGTGGTCGATCTGGAGGCCCTCTACCAGTACCAGCAGCGCATTCGAGAAGCAGATGAGGAGTCTGCCCGGATCAGAGGCTTGGCCAAGTCCATGGGCGTACGGCCAGCGAAGTCCTCCAGCGCCAGCGTGGACACTGTGGCGAAGTGTGTGCAGTCCGGCAGCGATTCCACCTTGCGCGACGAGCGCGTGTTCTCGGCCGAGGATGCGGAGGCTGGGTCGTGTTTTTGGCTGTATCTGCTCCACTGCGAAATATCGGGGGATGGCGAATCGGTCAGAGGTTGGATGTCGCAGGCGTTTGGTCGCTCGTAGCAGCCCGACCCACGACATGTCAGTGACCGCGTGGTGGCCGCGTTGCTCTCACCCGCGCTTGTGTCGGGCCACCAGTAGGCCACCAACCCCTTGACCCGCATACCATCCGCGAGTACCACCCCGACATAAGGTGTCGAAAACAAAGCCTGGCAAAGTTCCGGTATTGTCCAAGGCCGAGCGTCGTCAGCGCCAGCTATCGGGCCTGCGTCCCGCCAAGAAGGGCGAGGTGCGCAACCCACTCGGCAAGAACGGCCGGGACCGTAGTGACTACGTGGTGGGCATCCTCAGCGAGCCCGACAGTAAGGGCAAGCCGCAGATCTGGCACGTGGTGCAGGCAATGATCAGGCGAGCCCGCCGCGGTAGCGACGTCGCAGGCAACAACCTGGTCAATCACTTCAAGGGCCGGCCCAAGGTAGAGATCGACCTCACCAGCAGTGACCGCTCGATGTCTCCGAGTCGCAAGCCCACGACGGCCGAGGCTCGCCAGGAACTGGATCGAGTATTGGCCGCTATCGAGAAGACCGTTCCAGGCGCCAGCGCGACACCACCAGCAGAGACGACAGGGGGAGGCGAGGCGTCGGCCACGGAGCCGAAGGCCCAGCCGTGAACCAACTTCAGCTCGCTCGACTCCGGGCCGAGCTGCCCAACATGAGCCCGAGCGAGCGTGAGCACGTCGTGCAGCTCATGCAGGACCTGGTTGCACCGGAGCGGCCAGCGGATTTCATCCGACGAACCTCGCCGCACCTACCACCGCCGAAGCACATCTACCCGATTCTTGACCTGTTCGAACGCGGCGAGCGCGAGCCAATCCGGGCCTGCATCTCGATGCCACCCGGGCACGTTAAGACGCTTTCGATCCTCCACTGCCTGGCGTGGTGGATGCAGTTTCATGGAGGCGACACCAATGCCTACCTGACCTACAACCAGGAGAAGGCATACGCGGAATCCAGGCGCGCCCGCGGTCTGGCGAATGCCGCTGGCGTATCTCTTGGGGAATCTGATGCCGTTGGCGAATGGCAGACGGCCGAGGGGGGCAGCTTCCTGGCGGCCGGCGCGCTGGCTGGCATCATGGGCCGCCGCGTGTCGGGCTGGTGCGTATGGGACGACCCCTACCGCAGCCGCGAGGACGCCGATAGCGACATCTACAATGATCACCTTTGGTCAACTCTCACCGAGGGGCTCATCCCGCGCATGGAGGGCGGCTCCATGCTGGTCGTGATGCAGCGGTGGAACCCCGACGACATGGTTGGCCGACTGGTCGAGGAAAAGGGGTGGGAGTACATCAACCTCGCAGCGCTGGCCGAGGAGGGGGATCCGCTTGGCCGCGCGCCCGGAGAAGCGCTCTGGGCAGACAACCCGCTCTACACCGCCGCAGAGCTTGCGAAGATCCGAGACGCCATCGGAGAATGGTCGTTTGCCGCCCTCTATCAGGGGCGTCCGCGCCCGCGCGGTCACAACGTGTTCGGGACCGAGACCTACAGGACGGTGCCGCTCGCCGAGCACCGGCGGATCATCTACGGAGACCCCGCGGCAAGCGAGAAAACCACGGCCGACGACGGGGCCATGCTGCTACTCGAGTGCGAGGGATACGGTCCAGACATGCGTGGACACGTCGCCGATGTGCACAAGGGGCACTGGACAGTGCCCCAATACGCACGCGAGTTGATGGCATTCCAGAAAAAGCACGGAGGCGTCGAGACCTGGGTCGAGTCGGTATCCGGTTTCAAGGCCGTCGCCCAGATACTTCGCGAGATCGACCCTGACCTGCGCATTAAAGAGGACTTTCCGGTGGGCGACAAATTCCAGCGCGCGCAGCCAGCGGCCGCGGCGTGGGGTAGGACCCCGGGTCTCATCACGGTGCCTCCGGCTGAAACCGTCGACTGGGACGTGAAGGCATTCCTGCGCGAGGTGCAGCGGTTCACTGGCGTTGGATCACGCAAAGACAACCAAGTGGACTGCCTGACCGGCGCCTACAACGTGGCGCGACGGCACCAACCGATCAGCTACCCGCAACCAACGCCCAGCTGGAAGCCGCGGCGGTAAGAGCGTATAGGGGACCAATGCGACCAGACACGCGAGTATTCCAACAGCTGCCGGTCACAACGAACTGGCGCACCACCGACAACGTCTCGGCCTATCGCGAGATGATGATCGAGCATGAGCAGGGCTATTTCATGAACTCGAGTACGTTCTGGGAAGAGTCCTTGAGCGACGACAGAATAGCGGCGGTTGTCGACACGCGCATCGACGGGCTACTGGCCGCCGATCTGGAATTCGTCCCGGTCGACGACCGAAAGAAGTCGAAGAAGCTGGCGGAGGTACTCGGTGGCACCGACCGCACTCAGGATGACGGCCTGTGGCTGCAGATGATGGATCCCGACGTCGCCAAGGAGCTGCTCAAGTGGTACATCGGCCTAGGCTTCTGCTGCGGAGCGATCGACTGGGATACGAAGGGAACCGGCGCGGGTCGCGAATGGGTTCCTCGCGTAACACCCTGGCACCCGCGCTTCGTGCGATGGGACTGGAGCCGGTGGCAGTACGCAGTGAGCGCCTGGAACGAGCCAGTGGTGTACCTACCCCGCACCGACAAGACTCCACGCAGTGACGAAAAGTGGTTTGTTTGGGGCGGCTATCGCTCGTGGATGAACGGTCTCGTGCGCTCGCTGGGCGTGCCCTACCTAGATCGCACCTGGAACCAGCGCGACGCCGCCCGCCGGTCCGAGAAATACGGCATGGGCATTGTGAAGGGTCTCGTGCCGCCCGGGCCAGATACCGAGGACAAGGCACGGTTCGGGGCCAGCCTGCGCAACCTCGGTGCTGAGCCGACCATCATCTGCCCACAGGGCGAGGGTGGATCGCCGGGCTTCGACGTGAAGGTCGAAGAGACGCGCGGCGAGGGCTGGCAGATCTTCGGTGACCGCGAGAAGTCGCTCAACACGAACATCGCCGTGCGCGTGCTCGGGCAGAACCTCACCACTGAGGTCAGTGGCACCGGTAGCCTAGCAGCCGGCAAGGTGCATGAGATGGTTCGTGGCGACATCAAGCGGGCGGATTCGCGTTTCTACACGAAGGTGCGCGATCAACTGTTGACGTGGTGGGCGTATCGCAACGGCGGCGATCCCGACCTGGCGCCGTATCCGCGCGCGCAGATTCACGCTCCCGCAGATCCGCTCGACGACGCCAAGGAGTTGCTAATCGTGGTGACCGCCATCGAGAAGGCACCGCCAGAGCTCGACGTGGTGGCGGTACTTGAAGCCCACGGTTTGCCGGTGCTCGAAGGCGACGAGTTGGTCGCGCGGCTGAAGGTCATGCAGGCGCTGCGGCCGGCGGCGACACCTGCACCTAGCGGTGCTCCCGCAGCTGAGCAGGGGCAGGCCCCACTCGACGAAGGATTCGCGATGGACCTCGGCGCCGCCCGCCAGCTATCCGACGCTGTCTCCTTGAGCGCAGGCACCGGCATCACGCGCAAGCGCGCCAAGTACCAGGTTGCGCAGGCCAACCGGGCCGCGCGCGCCGCCAGTAAAACGCTGCGACCATTCATCACGCGCGTGCTGGCGGCAGTCGATAGTCAGGGCGACGAGACCGACCGTGAGGCATGGTTCGCCAGGCTACGCAGAGAGATCGTTGCCGAAGGGCGACGTCGTGGAGCCGATGTTGCCGGACTCGCGAAGCTCACCGAGCAGGTCAACATGCTGGCCCGCCTGCACGGTCGCGAGGCGGCTCTTGCCAACGTCATCAAGTAGGCCATGCCAGACATCCAGATCCCCGAACACGAGCATTACGCCGAGGCCATTGCGTCCGTACGCAAGCGCGTGCCCGTGCCCAAGGCGGTCTGGAATGCCATGCAGGCCGATGAGCGCGAGCACGCATTCACGGTTTCGCAAGTGGCGCGCACTCAGGTGTTGCAGTCGGTACTCGACGCCATCGACAAGGCGGTCACGACCGGAACGGCCATCACGGACTTCCGCGACGAGGTTGCCGACAAGCTGATCGACCAGTGGGGAGGGGAGATACCGGGGAGAATCGAAACGATCTTCAGGACCAACATTGGCCACGCCTACGCCGAGGGCAGGCACGCGATCAACAGCGCGCCAGCCGTAAAAGAGGCGCGGCCATACTGGCGGTATGACGACACCGACAACGATCGCGAGTGCGACGTGTGCCACGACTGCCATGGCGTGGTCCTGCCGGCCGATAATCCGTGGTGGCAGACGCATCACTCGCCGCTGCACCACTGCTGCGAATGTGAGATCACCGCGCTATCACCCGAGGAGGCAGCGGACGAAGGGATCGACGATGCGGGGCCCGACGTTGAGGCCGACGAAGGATTCGGCAATGAGCCGAGCAGCGAGGGCAAGGACTGGGCGCCCGACCTGAGCAACATCGACCCGGAGCTGCGGGCTGCCCTCGAGGCTAAGCTCGCGGAGATCAAGGGCCCGGACTGGGACGTGAGCCCGGACTATCCACGCAAGGTGGAGGCGCCCGAAGACAGGCCAGCGGCGAAGCCCGTTTTTGATATGCCACCCGAGCCACAGCCGGAATTGAACCCAAGCGAGAGGATCCAAAGCCACATCGAGGCCTTTGAGGACAAGTACATCGACAGGAGATCGGAGAAGGCTCTAATCGTGGACGGCCGCGGAGAGGCGCTCCTGGAAAAAGCCGGGACAGCTCGGTCTGTTGGATTCACGGCCGCCGAGCTGCGGCTGATGAAGGACGCCCACGTGGTGCACAACCACCCATCGGGGCAGTCGCTTTCGCCCGCCGATCTTCACGTGGCCATCGGCGCCGATGCTCAGACAATGGTCGCCATAGGGCGCGACGCGGTCACCGGCAAGTTCAAAAACTATTCGTTCAATCGGCCGGCTGGCGGCTGGCCGCAGTTCGAAACGGTAATGCGGATCCGCGCGGAGGCCACGGCGGCGGTCATGGAAAAGCTATACCGCGAGGTAGGCGAGGGTCGGATAACCTCGGACGAGGCAGCCGCGAGGCATCATGACGAGGTATGGAAGCTGGTACAACACCGGGTTGACGTGGGGTACAATTCCAAGGAGAGAGACGGGCGAAAGCGCGGCGAGGGGAGGAAGGCGCGATGACCGAAAAGACATGGCCAAGTAGAAAAGAGATGCTTGAGAACGGCATCACGGTCGACGAGGATCGCGACAACGAAGTACCAGACTACGCGCGCGCGAAGGCGCACGACGAGGCCACCGGACCAAAGGCGCCTGCCCATGGCGAAAGTAGTCCACCCTCGCCGAGCAAGACGTCGGCCAGCTGATCACCGAATGGGTGGCGGCTGGCTGCTCGAGCTGTGCTTGATCGCAGCGGCCTGCTGGTCGAGGGCGTCTTGCTCGCCACGGTTGGCAGCGTCGCGGAGCTGGCGGAGCAGCTCGACCTGTTCCTTGAGCAGGCCGATAGCCTTACTGGCCTTGTGATCCAGGAAAAACAGGGCCAGTACAACGATCGCGAGAAGCAGCCAAGTCATTCCGACATCTTCATGCCGGATGGCGGTGGCGTCAAATTGGCTTGCGCGAAGGTGCCGGCGGCGTGGGAGTTGGAGCGTCCTCGACCGCGGCCGGGTTCATCCGCTTGAGGCATGCCACGCAAGCCGAGACATCGATGTCGAGCCCAGCGCGCCTGCATTCCTCCGGAGGGGCCAAAGGAGCAGACTCGCCGCACAGTTCGCAGACACCAGCGAAGAAGGAGACCACGGGTCAGTCCTCGTCCCCAAGGTCCACGTCAACGCTCGGCCCTGGCGCGAATTCCTTGTCGCACAGATTGGCGAATGCGTCTTCCTCTGGCTCGCCGATCCCTTTCTCAATTGCATTGATGAGCGCAACGGACTCCCCAACAATTGCGGCGTCTTCCCCTGGGATGTCGCGATCAACGTATGCGTCGAGCAAGTTGCACTGGCTTACTAGCCGCCTGCAAACTGCCAGTAGCTTGTCGCGGTCGGCTCGCAATAACTCTGCCCGCGCGTGCGATGCGGACGCTGCGGCGTAGGCCTCAAGCTTCTTCTGGTTCTCGTAGGCAGCGAAAGCCCTATCTCGAACGCCGTCCGTGCTCATGGCCGGCTCACTCGACCGGCCCCCGCAGCGCTCCCATGTGTTGCTCCTGCCACTGCACCAGCGGTGCGCGCGCAAGTATCGCCATCGGCCCCGACGCTACTCGGCCCCGCGGCTGCTGCCCACCCTGCGTGAGCAGCTTCGGACCGAGCATGTCCTCGACCATCGTGCCGAGGATGGCGACGACGTCACACTTCTCAGGTGGCAGCGGCTTGCCAAGCTCGCACACGTCGGAGCCCTCGGGAGGCTTGCGCCACTCCTCGGGATCGCCGGTCAGTATTTCGACCACGCCCTCGGTGGTGCGCATTCGCTGCGGCGGCACGAGCATCACCTGAACTTGGGGCATGACCTGCAACTGAATGTCCACGCCCACGCGATGACCGACGGGAAGGAGCGGCGGCAGCGTGGCGTTCAAGGTGGCGCGTGGGTTGGACTTGTGGTCAGACATTGCGGGTCTCCTTTGTGGGCGCAGCAGTATCCGTCGCCGACGGCAAAAGATTCTCGGCGCGCAGCGCGCGCGCGATGCGCTCACCGACGGCCCCATGGATCATAATGCCCTGACAAAAGCGTTCGACAGTTCGCGGGTCAGCTTCGGCAGCGGCGGCGATGCGCAGCCTTACGTGTCTCGGAGGGATACGCGGTGTTGGCATGGCGTAGTCATGGGGTGTACGGCGCGCGGAATTAGCTGTCAATAGCCTCGCTCTCTATTTCGCGCGATCCGCCGCAGGCGTAACACCCAATCCAGTGGGCGAGGCAAAGCGTAAGCGAGAATACGAGCGGTCGGTCGCACTTGCGGCTTACGGCGTAGTCGGCTTCGATCCTCCAGCGGAGGGTAAGAATCGAGTTGCCCCGACAGAGTTCCGGCTTTTTCGGTACGGCGTAAACGCCACGATGAAGGGCGACTTCGTTTTCGACGAGCGCTCCGCTGAATCGACGATGGCCAGGTATGTGCAGCAGGGCGTTCCGTACTGTGGCGACTACGAGCACATGAGCTTGGTCCGCCCGCCCATCAAGGCGCCGAACAGCATCACCGAGTTTGTGCCTGAGATTCGCCAGGACTCCACCGGTAAGCCGGAACTGTGGGCGGCCAACGTGCACTGGACCGACGATGCCAAGGCCGAATTGGAGGCTGGACACTACCGCCTCTACTCGCCCGCGTTCATGCCCGACCTAGACGCCGACGGCAATCCCACGCCGGACAACCACATCGATTACTTGATCAACGTGTCGCTGACGAATCTGCCGGCGACCTACGGCCTACAACCGCTCGTCGCGGCCAGCGCCGCACAAACCTCCACAGGAGATCCACCGATGGAAGAACTCAAGGCAATGGCAGAGAAGCTCGCGGCGTCCGAGAAGGAGCGCGAAGAGTTCAAGGCGCTTTGCCAGAAGATGGGCGCCACCGTGCAGAAGCTGACCGGCAAGAGCTTCGACGACTGGGCGAAGGAAGAGTCGGACGAGCACGAGGCGCTGAGCGAAAGCGACGAAGAGAAGGCGCTACGCAAGAAGTCGGTGCCCGAGCTGAAGACCGAGCTGAAGGCCCTCACTGCGCTCAAGGCGAAGCTCGTCGACCTGACCGGCAAGGTGGATCCGACGGATGCGCTCGCGCTGGTCGCGCTGTCCCTTGGTCAGGCCAAGGAGCTCGTCGCGCTCAAGGCGACGATGGAAGCCGAGCGCGTCACTGCGCTCAAGACTGAGTTTGAAGGCCTGCTCACCCAGGCGGTTACGGGCGGAAAGCTCCCCCCGGCCGGCCCCGTCAGCAAGGAATTCTTTGTGAGCCTCGCGGCTGACTTTGGCGTCGAGAAGGCGCTGCCTATGCTCAAGAAGGCGATCCCGAGCGAGGCCATCGTGCAGCTCACGGCGCCCCGTGAGCCCAACCCGTCATCGGCCGTTTCCGAAGCTCAGATCACCGTCGCCAGCATGTGCGGCGGACGATTCGGCGGCGTCGAGCAATTCAAAGCCCAGCGCATCGCCGAAGAGAAGGAACGCGCCGGGGCGCCGACCACGTAGGTCGGTAACCCATCACCCCAGCCCCCAACTGCAAAGCAGGAAGGAAAAGACCACATGGCACTTTCAGCCCCCAGCATTCGACCCTCCGACGAGGAACCTCGCCTCGGTTATCACCCGATGGCGGCCGTCAAGGCCTTTCAGGGTGGCATTGCCGTCCTGTCGGGCGGGTACGTCCAGCCAGGAACCTCCGCGACCGGCCTGGTCTGCGTCGGCATCTTCGACTTCTCCGGCGACGTCATGGAAGGCGTGATGGACAACTCGGGCGGCGCGCCCGGTGCCATGAACGCCCGCGTGCGTGGCGGCGTCTTCCGCTTCGCCAACAAGAGCGGCGACGCGGTTCTGGCGACCGACGCCGGCTCGCCCTGCTACATCTACGATGACAACACCGTGTGCCGCACGGGCACCGGCAAGTCGGTCGCGGGCACGGTGAAGCGCGCTGACTCCACGTGGGTGTGGGTCCATCTCGGCAGCGTCGACGGCACGGCTCTAGCGGCGGAAATCACCGCGCGCGCCGCACTGGCGGCGGACCTGGCCAGCCCGACCGGCACCACGTTGGTTGGCGTGCTGACGGGCACCCAGGTGGCCAACGTCGCCGACGCGAATGTCATTGGCGGCATCCAGATTGCCCACCGGGTGGCCGTCGCCGACGGCGTGACCGCGGACATCGATGTGGTGTTGACCCACAAAACACTGGTCACCGGAATCGAGGTCATCAAGGGACAGGCCGCTGGCGGCGCCAGCGACACGATCACCGTCAAGAACGCTGCGGCCGCCATCACCGATGCCATGAGCATCAACGTGGCCGCGAAGACGGTCGTTCGTCCGACGACGATCGACGACGCGCAGATCACCATCGCAGCGGGCGGCACCCTGCGCATCACCCGCACCAAGGCGTCAGCCGCGAACGTCGGCTGCACGGTCATCGTCCGCGGCCTCCGGGTCGCCTAACCGCTGCCTGGCTCAACTTTCGAAAGGGATCATCGAGATGGACATCACCCCAAGCAATCTGAAGCTCCTCTTCCAACAGTTCGACCGGCAGTTCAACGCCATGTTCGGCGCCACCGAGGTCTGCTGGCCTCTGTACGCGTCCGAGTTTCCCAGCAAGACCAAGCAGACGGTCTACGGCTGGCTGGCGCAGTTCGGCGGCATGCGGAAGTGGGAAGGCTCCCGCCAGGCTGTCGACGCCGTTGGGCGCTCGTACACCCTGACCAACATCCCGTTCGAGCGCACGGTTGAGCTCGACCGCGACGATATCTTTTTCGACCAATACGGCTTCTTCGGGGCCGTGGTCGAAAACCTGGCCATGGCGGCGAAGACGTTGCAGGACCAGGAGACGGCGGATGCCATCACCCACGGCGTGTCCCGTGTTTGCTGGGATGGCCAGTTCTTCTTCGACTCCGACCACCCCGTGAACCCGGACGATCCGTCGCTCGGGTACTACGAGAACAACCTCGTGGGCGCGTCCTACAACTTCTCCACCGACCCCAAGGGCGTGTGGGCGAAGGCAAAGGCCCGCATGAAGTCATTCAAGGATGACGGTGGCAAGCCGCTGAACGCTTCGCCGGACACCATCCTCTGCGGCCCCGACCTTGAGGACGCTGCCCTCCAGGTGGCCAACGCGGCGACCATCGCCCAGGCCATCCAGAACAAGGCCGGTTCCGAGAACGTGGCCGGCGCGGGCGTGACCAACGTCTACGCGGGCAAGGTCAACGTCGTCGTCAGCTCGTGGGTCGGCCTGGCCGACACCTCGGCGATGTATGCCCTGTGCACGAAGAAGCCGGTCAAGCCGATCCTTTGGCAGAACGCCAAGGCGGCCCAACTCCTCGCGCGCATCAACCCCGAAGACCCCAAGGTCTTCGACATGAAGAAATTCACCTACGGCGTGGACGCCTTGGGTGCGGCCGGATACGGCCTGCCCTGGACCGCCGTTCGCTGCGCACCTTCGTAGTCGATCAGCGGCGGGTCGAGTGCTGTTCTCCCACTCGGCCCGCCCCTCCTTTCTCGGGGGACGTCGCTTCTTGCTGATGAGGTAACATCACCATGAGTCAACGCTACACAGTGACGGCGCTCGACCGAAGTTCGATTGGGCACCCAAACTACCACCGCGCCGGCCGTTCCTGGCCGAGCGGCCAAGAGGTCGAAGTCGAGGTCTTGGACCAAGATGACGATCCCTTGGAGACCACCACGGTCAAGGGTGAGACGCGCGTATTCGCGCATCCCACCAAGATCGGTCGCGAGAGTTGGGCGGCCATCGTCAGGGACAAGCAACTCATCAAGCAGCCCGTTGGCGCGACCGTCAACGAGGCCCTAGCGCTGCAGGCCGCCTACGACGCAATGAAGGCAGAGCTTGGTCGCACGCTCACCCGCGCCGAGATGGCCGAGTCCGCTCTGGCAGAGCGCAACGCAGGCGTGGACCGCCTGAACGTGCAGCTCGACGAGGCTCGCGCGAAGATCGCCGAGTTGGAAGAGCAGCTCGCCACCCCCGGAGTGGTGAAGGCCCAGGACGACGCTGCCAAAGCTGACGAGCAGACCCCTGCCGCCAAGGGCAAGGGCTCCAAGAGCAGAGGCTAACCCGTGGACGGCTATTGCACGACTGCCCAGCTCACGCAGTACGGGATTCGTGCGGAAGCCCTGCGCACCATCGATCCGTCCGACCTCCAAGCGGCCATTTTGGCCGCCAGTAAAACGATCGACGGTTACCTCCGGTCGCGCTACAAGCTGCCGCTGGTCGCTTGGGGGGAGGACATTAGGCTGATCTGTGCGCGTCTCGCCGTGTACCAACTTGTAGTGGTGCGCGGCTTCAACGCGGCCCGGGCCGGTGACGACCAGATCGAGAAGCAGCAAGACCTCTCGATGCAAACGCTGCGGGACATCCCCGCCAACAAGTACACGCCAGACGTCACCGACTCGTCGAGCGGCGCGGCTCCTGGCGTGTCGGCACCGGCCGGCTCAGTTCAGGTCTTTTCGGACACGGGGCGCGGCTACGCCGGAAACAGCGCATTTGGGGGGAGGCGATAGGTGGCAGGCGTTACCTACGACCGCCAGATCGCGCTGGACATGCACCGCAGCCTGGAAGGGCTGAAGCTTGGCGTGTACGTGCCGAGGCTCGCGCAGCTCGTGGCCGTGGGTGGCGTGAAGCTGACCATGGACATCTTCCGCGCGCAGCGCGACCCGTACGGCCGCGACTGGCAGCCGCTAGCCCGCGAGCGAGCGCGTGACCGCAAGGCACGCCTGCGCGCCGTTGCTCGCGGCCAGAAGCCACGCGGGCAAAAGATCCTCATCAACACAGCCCGCATGCGAAACAGCACAGCGCCGATCCACATGGGGCGCAGCGGCGGCGTCGCGATTCCGACCGGCTATGCGGCTGTGCACCAGGATGGCGGACGGGTGATGCGCGGCGGGCGCCAGGTCGGCGTGATTCCTCGCCGGATGATGCTACCCGATCGCGCGCAAGGCTTGCCCGGAACCTGGCAACGGATGCTCCAGCGCGATACGGTTGGACTGCTCACCCGATGGGTCCAGAAGGGCGCGCGCGCATGAGCCTGCCCCTTACCAGCCAGGTGGCCCACATCGGCAACGTGGTCAAACACGTGCTTGACGAGCTTGTGGCGAAGAATCCGAACTTCCACGGCCAGCCTCTGCTCGTCTTCGGGCCTTCAGAGGACGCGGCCAACGCCTCTGCGCCGTCGGTCTACTGGCTACCTGTGCGCGAGCAGTTCGCGCCCGGCCAGCGTCTCGGGGCTCCTAGGGCACCGGGGCCGCTCTACAACCGCGGCGTTCCGATCTCGTTTCTGCTGTTCGGTGGCGTAGAGCCCGAGGGCACCTACACCGACGCCGAGGCGCCGTATCACGACTGCGACCTTTCCGAGATCTTGCTTTCGAAGCTGGTCAACTGCATCCACCGCAACCTCTCGCAGCAGTCGTACGAGATTGAGTCCGCGCAGTGGTTCAACGGTGGCCGCACCGGGATCGGCATGAGCTGCGAGCTGATTGTGACCGTGAAAGTGCCGCTCATTCGAGAGGACAACCCGACGGTCACCGTGACTGGCGCCAAAGCCAACGTGGAGATCGCCCATGACTGACGTCCAGCTCGAGTCCCAGGATGAGGCGAAAACACAGAGCCCAGAGATGCAGCCTCTGCGCGTGTGGGCCGAGAAAGCCGGCCACCTGCCCGAGACCTTCGAGGGCGACAAGATGCGCCCCGTTCGCTTCAACCGCAAGAGCTGGCTCATGCGTGCCGTTTGCGCGCACCTCAATCTCACGCTCGATTCCCCAATCGAGGAAACGATCTATGCCAACGCCGTGGCGGCCGTGTCCGCCGTGGACGCTCGCTAGCAAGGAGACCCATGGCACTTCCATCAGTAAAAGCTCGGTTCTTGAATGGTGGCCTCGGTATTGTCACCAGCGGAGCGGGCAAGACGCAGGTCAAGGTCGGCGTGTCGCTCCTGGGCGATGCCAACACGGTCCTTGTCTGCTCGGGTAGCACTACCGCCAAGAAGCTGCTCAAGGGCGGCTCACTGTGCGACTGTGTCGTCAATCAGACCCGGCGTAGCGGCGCAACGGTGCTCGCGATCAACGTCCCCATCAGTGCGATGGGCGCTGTGGGCGCAGTTACCCAGCAGGGAACCGGAGCGGGTGTCGTAAGCGGCAGCGCGGGCCCAGTCGACCAGATCCTCGCCAAGTGCACCACGGCTGGCGCAGTGGGGACGGCCGCGTTCCAGTTCAGTGTGGGCGGCGCGGCCTACGGCCCAGCCGTTGCCAGCCAGGGCACCACGTGGACCTACCGCGTGCCGGGGACCTTCACCGACCTAGTCTTCGCGCCGGGGACTTACCGGCTGAACGACGTCTACACGATCACCGCGGCCGGCGTCATCTCGGTGACGGCTGGTGGTTCGGCCACGGTCACGCAGTCCTCTAGCCCGGTGGACGCCTACCGCGTGATCGTGACGGTCGCCAAGTCGGGCGCGCGCGGCACGGCTCAGTTCAGCTACTCGCTGGACAACGGCGCGAACACCTCGCGGATCTACACGACGGCCGCAACGTTTGTGATCCCTGGCGCCGGCATCGTGCTGGCGTTCACGGACGCGGCCTACGTGCAGACCGACATCTACACCTCGACCTGCACCGGTCCGTCGTTCACGTCCTCGGACGCGCAGACGGCCATTGAGGCCGCGCTTCAGAGCGCCTTCACCTTTGAGGGCATTCACATCGTGGGCACGCCGTCGAACGCGGCGAACGCACTCACGCTGGCCACGATGCTCGATACCGAGCTGCAAGGGGCCGAGACCGAGTACCTCCGGTACATCTGGGGTGTGTCGGAGTGCCCAACCGTCGAGGCGGACGCCACCGTGCAAACCGCCTTTGCAAATCTGGTCAGTAAGACGGGCCGCCTGGGTGTGGCCATCGGTGACGAAGATCTCTCCTCGGGTGACACCGGGCTGGTCATGAAGAGGAACGCCGCTTGGCCGTACACCACTCGCCTGGCCTCGACCAAGGAATCGACCCATCCGGGCTTTGTCGACCACGGCGGCGGCGCGCTGCCTGGCGTGCAGGATATCTATCCCGCCTTCGGCGGCGGACCGGTGGCCGACACCTTCGATGATTCGCGCTTCGTCACTTTGCGCACCATCCAGGGCACGGCTGGCTACTACGTGACCCGTGGCAACACCATGGACGTGGCGACCAGCGACTATCACGCGATCCAGTTCGTGCGGGTCATCAACCGCGCCGCGACCATCGCGCAGATGGAGCTGACCAACGACCTCAACGCTGATTGGCGCATCGATCCCGACACCGGAGCGCTCGACAGCCGCGACGCGCTCTCCATCGAGGGCACGGTCGAGCAGGAGATCAAGAGCGCCATGATGGGCGAGCGGGGCAGCGCCAAGGACAACATCTCTGGCGCCTCGGTGGCGCTCGATCCCGACATGAACCTGCTTTCCGACTCCACCCTGACGGCCACCGTCTCTGTCGTGCCTAAGGGGTACAGCGAGAACATCGACATCCCAATCGGTTTCGTCAACCCGCGCCTGAACGCCTAAAGGAGCATCCATGCCGACGTATTCACAGGTACTGGGATTCCCCGACGATGCGGGCTATTCCCATTCGTTCTCATCCGTCGAGATCTCCATCGGCGGGGTCAAGAAGGTCGTGGCGACCAAGTCGCTCAAGTACAGTGACCCGCTCCAGATCGGCAAGGGCTGGGGCACGTCGCCACACAAGATCATCCGCACCCGCGGCCAGTCCGACCCAACGGGGACCTGGGAGGTCTATCGCTCGGCCTGGGACATGCTCATGGCCGACGTGCTGGCCATCGGGGGCAAGCTCGGGTTCGCCGAGGTCTCTCTGCCCATCTTCGTCAGCTACGGCGAGCCCAGCAACCCGCTCCTGACCGTACAGGACATCTTGCTCGGCACGCGCATCCACAGCCCCGAGGGCGGCGGCCAGGAAGGGACCGATCCGTTGGTCGTGCCGTTGCAGCTCGACATCATGCGGATCGTGTGGGGCAAGGGCAAAGGCGCTCCCGGCTTCATGCAGCTTTCGCCGGTCTCCGGCTTTATCTCGACCGCGGCGTTCTAGCCGTTCGGTCGCAACACCATCCTGGAGAGGTAACCCATGGATTCGACCCAACCGCAGAACGATGAAAACGCAACCCGCCTCGAAGCAGAGACCAAAGCCATCCAGGCCGCGAAAGTCGCCGCCGGGATCGCCTATCCCCTGCTCGTGGTTGAGGCCACTCACCCGACAGACCCCAACGCCGCCGGTCCTCGGATCGCGTTTCGCCGACCGAATCCAGCTGAGTGGCATCGCTACCGGTCGGAATCACTCACCAACGATCCAGCGGTCAAGGCCAACGCCTTTCAGACGATCGTTATCCCCTGCTGCATCTATCCCGAGCGCACGGCGTTTCTGGCAATGGTCCAGGACCGGCCTGGCCTCGTCGAGCTGTGCGGTGGTGAGCTGGTGGAGTTCGCTGGCGCCGAGCGCGCAAAAAAAGTCGAGCGGCTGTAGACGACTGGCGGCGCTCCCGCGAAAAGCTGGACCAAATGGCCGACTGTCTCACCTCTTGGAAAACCGGGGAGGACTCGGCCACCGCAGAAGCGGGCGCGCTGCTGGTAGCAGAAGCCATTTCGAACCTCGATGTCTGCGCGCGGTTCGCTGTTCAGTACGCCAAATATCTCAGCAGGGGGTAGCGGGTGGCTGACGGTATCAAATTCCTTATCGATCTAGACAGTCGCACGGCTGGCGCGAATGCGGCCGACACCGCTCTCGGTCGCGTGGAGGCGTCTGCCGATCGAGCCGATGGGCATTTGAAGAGCATGGGGCACCACGCCGAGGGGCTGAGCCGAGACGTCTTCAAGGCCGACTTTGCCATGGAGGTGCTCAAGAAGAGTGCCGAGCTGGCATGGGAAGGTGTGCATAAAGTCGCCGAACTCATCAAGGACACCGTCACCGAAGTGGCCGACGAGCGACGCGAGAAGATGGCGATGACCAATCTCCTGGGAGGAGAGGAGGACGCCGAGAAGGCAATCCACTACCTCGACCGCTTCAGCGAGGCGAGCGAGTTTGGGGAAGCGCGCACCAAGGCGATGGGCATCGAATTGCTCAATGCCGGCTACAGGGGCCAGGAGTGGCAGAACGCTCTCGCGGGAATCGCCGATGCGGCATCAATGTCGTCGGACAAGATGGCTGGCGCCGAGGGCGCGCTGTCGTCCTTCATGCGGATGAAGGAAACGGGCAAGCTCGACGCGCGAATTCTCCGACGCTTGCACCTCAACGTGAAGGACGTGGTCAAGGGCCTCGGCGACTCGCTGGGCATGACCCCGTCCGCCGTGAAGAAAGGCCTGCTTGAGGGCAGTATCCCGGCGGCCAAGGCCTACGAGACGGTACTCCGCGCGATTGAGAAGAAGACGGGCAAGAGCCTTGGCGAGGCTGGTCTAACTGCTGGCAAGGGGCTCGAAGCCAAGCTCACGCACCTGAAAGAACTGCCCGAGAAGATCATGAAGTCCGTTTCGGACTCTCCCGGCATGGAGAAGATCGAACACGGCTTCGATAAACTACTCGAGTCCTTCGATCCCGATAGCACGGGCGGCAAGAAGATGATCTCCGGGCTATCATCCCTCATGGGCAGTGTGGGCGACCTGGTGGAAGGGACCGACTGGGACGCAGTCGCCACTCACGTGGGGGACATTGCCTCAAGCATCGGCAAATGGGTGGATCCGCTGGCCAAGGCCGTTGGTCTGGTCGGAAAGCTGGCCGAGGGCATCCTTGGATTGCCAACCTTTGGTGAGGACGTCGGCGACTGGGTGGCACGCAAGCTGCACCCTGAGCTGAATCAGACGCCAACACACGTGCTGGAAGCCCGCGCGCGCAGGCAGGCCGAGTTTGACGCCACAAACGCGGCAGAGTGGCGAGACGTGGATCTGGCTCGCGGGAAGGGCGAGGGTAAGGCCGGGGCGGCTGGCGGCACCCACATCGAGGGTAAGGCCGAGGTTACGGTGCATGTGCACGGATCCAAAGCCAGCGCCGAGGACATCGGCCACGCTGCCAAGAAGGGCGTCGAGGCAGGTCTCACCACCGCGCTCGAACAGCAGGCACTGCACGCGGGAACCCGCAGCGCGAGGAAACGCTGATGGCATCCAAGGCGAACGGCAAAGCAGTCGGCGCTGGCGAGCCTATCGACCTGACTGGCTACGCCGGGCCCGACACGGAGGGTGAATACTTCCAGCCATTCTGGGATCTGGAGCTGTACGACGATGATGACAACCCGGTCGGCGTCGACGGGCCAGTCTTCGTCGAGAATGCGTGGGACCGGGTGCAGCTTGGTGACTATGTGCTCCCAGGACTGTGGACCGCAAGCGCAACGCCAGCTCTCAAGCTCGATATTCAGGCACCGAAGGGCTACGACGGTGCGGCCGTCATCACGCGCGGCTACCTGCCCGCGGGCATTACCCTGACGGGGCTGCTGTGGACGCCGCTCCAGTGGCGGCGTATGCAGGAAATTTTCCCAGCAATCTGGACGCGACCGTTCAAGGTGGCCGCGAACGATGTGGTTATTGGTAAGGGCGGAAAAGTCAGCGCATCCGAAAAGGACACTGGGCAAATCGTTGGCAAGCAACGTTCGCTGACCGTCACCAACCCCGCACTGAATTTTTTGGGCATCACCGCCCTGGTCATCGAGCGCCCAACTCCACCTGTGCCGCACGCGATCCCTGGAGTGCGACAGATGACGTTTCAATGCATCGAGTACGTGGCCGAGCCGTCCCGCAAGCCATCGGCGATCAAGGTAATCGCTGGCCAGGCCCGCGGCAAAAACGCCTTCGACAAGGAGATCGAGGAGAAGGACGCGCGCAACCCTAAAGCGCCCAGCAAGCGCAAAGAGGCAGCGGAACCCTGATGGCCACCCTGCGACTTGCCACGGGCCAGAGCCTCTACGTGACCGGCGGCGAGGTGCTGCTGCCTCGCACGGGCGTCTGGCTGGCCAACCTTCACGTCAACGAGCAGAATCCACTGCCCGATCGGCTGGTGCTAGATCTCGGCGAGGTCGATATGCCGGCCGCGGTGGCGAAGGCCGAGCTCATCGCAGGCGTCACCGAAGTGCGACTCGTCGGCGGCGCCGGTGGACTCGGCGAGCTTGCCCGGCCCAAGCATTACCACCGGCCCCTAGTGAAACACGTACTTGCCGATCTGCTGCGCGACTCGGGCGAGACCCTGGCCACCACCTCGACCCCTGCCGTTCTGTCCAAGGATCTAGAAGCGTGGACTACCCTGGCACTTACCACCGGGGCGATCCTGGCAGCGCTGTGCAGGGTTGCCAGCAGCGACGTAAATTGGCGTGTGCTCGCCGATGGCACCGTTTGGATTGGCACCGAGACCTGGCCGGATTCCGCCGTTGTCTCGCGCTCCATCGAAAGCGACGGACCGAATGCTGCCACCATCATCGGCACCGACATCCCGGAGCTGTGGCCGGGTACTCTGCTGGACGGCCGCCGCGTCGACTACGTTAGGCACGACCTGGATGACAACCGCACCACCGTGCTCTTCGCGGAGGGGCTATGAGTGCCGACCGCTCACTCGCCGCCTGGACAGGCCTGCAGGATGCGCAGGATCCCACGGGGCTGTACGCGCGCATGTATCGCGCCAAGGTGGTCGCCCAGTCCGATGACGCCGACGAGGTTGACGTTCGCCCCGATTTGCCGCTGCTGCCCGACATGGCAAAGATCCCATTGCGCCACGGGGTGCCCGGCTTGCGCGTCCACGTGGCGCTAGGCTCGTACATACTGGTTGGGTGGGACGACGGCCGCCCAGATCACGCATTTGCGTCGCTGTGGAACCCCGACGTGCGAGTGCTGAAGCTGTCCTTTGTCGCGGATGATCTGCGCCTCGGCGGACGCGATGCCAGTGAGGCGTTGGTGCAGGGCACGAGCTACCGAGGCGCCGAAGATCAGATGCTGACCGGCCTGCAGGCCGGCTTGACCGCTATGGCCAGCGCGGCCCAGGGCGCGCTCATGCCGCTGCAGCCTGGAATCACTGCATGCCTCCAGGCCGTTACACAGTTCATCGCCGCCGCCGCGGCAGCACGCGGCTACCTCTCACCCACGGTGAAAACTGTATGAACGACTCAGTTACAGGGCGCGCGATCGGAATAGATACTGCGGCAGCGCAAAAGGACATTGCCGACAAGTTCTGGTACGAGTGGGGCCCCAAGTGGCCCCTGCTCGACCGGACCTCGCAAGATCGCGCGCTGGCAGATCTGGCCCTGCGGCTATTGAAGGGGTCTGGTAACGCCACCATCACACACGTGCCTGGGTGGGACCGGATCACATTCGACCCATCTAGCGGTAGCCACATCGACCCCGATCCAACGACGGATGGGGCCACGACGTTCGTGCGCCCTATGCCTGCGCTGGCTCAGCAGCACGATCCAGGTACAGGTGAGTTCATTGCACTGTGGCTCAAAACCGGCGCTGGAGAGAACGACTGGACCAAGCTGGGGGCGGGTGATGGCGGTACCACCGCGACAACCCGCCTTTACTTGTGCGACTTCGAGGCGGACATGGACGGGTTTAAGGAGCCGCAGTCGTTGCAGCTCGAACCGCCCACGACCGCCGCGCGTGACGTGTCCGTGACGGCGGGAGCTGCTGCCAATCTGGTGTTCGCGAATTCTACCAACCTGATGCCGAAGGTGGTTATCTGGCCAGCGGGCCGGTGGAAGCTCCACGTCTTCGTGAAGACCGATGGCGGGCCGGGCGTCGTCACCTTCGCGCTCAAGCGCATGAAGTCCGATGGTTCAGCGTTCGTCACGCTGGCCACAGGGGTAGCGACGGTCGCGACGTCGAGCACGTCCTACGGTGCGCAAAATCTCACTGTCGACGTTGCCGAGACTGCCGGCCTCCTTGCCGATGAAATCTATCTAGAGGCCGAGGGGAGCACCTCGTCGGGCACAGCGGTCCAGGTGTTCGTGGGCATGGGGGGAGCTCAAGCGAGCTACATCGAACTGCCCTTCGCCGCAACCGCAGTGATCTCGCACCCTGAGCTCACCAATAGGGACATTTCCCACCAGCATCCCGACCTTGCCATCGACGTAGCCGCGAGCGGGTTCACCAAGAACCTAAGCAGCGCTGACGACACGCTGGCGAAGGCGCTCCATACCCTTGACCTCCTGGCGGCCCTGGGTTCGATCTGGCATGGCGGATCCGGCGTGCCGAGCTCGGGGCTAGGCGCCAACGGCGACTGGTATCTGAACCTCACGAATTGCGACGTGTACGGGCCGAAGACGGCCGGCGCGTGGGGATCTGTCGTAGGGAACATCAAGGGCGCACCGGGTGACCCAGGTGGGCCCGGCCTGGACGGCGCGAACGGCGCGGAGGGGCCTGCAGGTCCTTCGCCGCTTGGCTACTTCTACCCGACGGTGAACGTTTCAGGGCTCCTCGCGCGCGCGGAAGAGCTTCGAGACAGTTGGAGCGGGACACCGCACGCCATTGCTTCGACTCCCGTCATCGCTTCATCTGGCTACGTGCCCTTCTTCACGGGCCTGCGGAACATCCCGCTTGAGTCGTGGCCGGCAGGCCTCTGGAAGATCCGCGCACGGCTGAAGTCGAGCAATGCGAGCCTCAATGCCACTTGCCGGGTGACCGCCAATTGGAAGCAGCCAGGGGGATACGCCCTCGCGGTCTTCCAGGCTACCTTCGAGATCACATCGACGGATTACGTTGTCTTCGAGCACTCCGACACCGCCCCTCACATGGTGGCATCAACGGCGGACAGCCTGGAGCTGGTCTTCGAGGTCCACACCACGGGCAGCAGTCCCGTTTCGGTGACTCTCGAAATCGACGACGCCAACCACGACACGCGCCTTGAGACGACACTTGCGATCCCTGTCGGCCTTGTCGCGGTGAAGCTGCTGGATACGCCTGGCTATGCCTACGACAAGATCGAAGTAGCGGCGGGCCTGGTGAAGTCCTACGGTGGCGCGGCCCCAAATCAGACGGTGTTGCTCGCACTGGCCAACCCGCGCAAGCCCAACGTTGACGCCGTCTTCAGTCCCAACGTCGAGACGGAAAATCCGCTAGGCGGCTTCGATGCTGGCCCGGCGGGCACCTGGACGCGAAATTCCTACGGCGCTCTGCCCGCGTACTTCACCGATGGAGTGACGCCGGTCGCGAATATGCGCGTGCTCGTCTATTCGCCTGGCGTCTCTTCGGATAACGAGCCCTTTCAAGGGATCTATCGCCTGGCCGTGGTTGGCGACGGCAGCCACTACACGCAACTTGTGCGCGCGGACGATGCCGACACGGGAGCTGAGTACACGGACCAAATGGAGGTCCTTTGCCTCGGCGGTGCGGTGTACGCCGGCTCCCTGTTCGTCCTGACGTCGGCGCAGCCTATCGTGCTGGAAGTCTCGCCGATCACATTGGCGCGTATGTCCATCGGCTCTGGTGGCCTCGTGGCGCTCGGCGTGGTGGGTGGATCCAATCGCATCAATCTGGGCGGCCCCGACAACAATCGGTCGGCAGTCCCCACCGTGGGTGAAGCGCAGCAGGTAGATCCATCGACCTACGCCAGCTCTGCGGTGTGGCGCTTTCAGTGCGTGGCGGCCGTGGCCAATGCGGGAACGTCGGGAACCGTGGTGCTCTACAACCTCACGGATAGCAGCGTGGCGGCCACGTTGACCGTCACAGGGACCACGCCGGCCCTGTACAGCGCAACGCTGACGGTGCCGACCAATCTGCCCAACGCTGCGAAGCTTTACGAAGCGCGCTTCCAAATGGTGGCGCCGCTTCCCACTGACAAGATCATTGTCAGCTCGATCACTCTCACGGCGAGCGCCGCTTAGGAGACACATGGCCCTATCAATACCAGCACCTACGCGAAATTGGCGCTTCTGCGTGAATCAGTTCGTCGGCGGATCGGGGAACGGAACGACCGACTACCAGGATGTTGCCTGGAAGATGATCAACATTCTGCTCAATGGCGTGAGCGTTGAGTGGACAGATATGACCGGCGCTGCTGCGTCCGCTCCTGCACCTATGACCGCGGTGATGTTTGCGGACGGCTCCGCGTCTGCACCGTCGGCTACGCCATGGCCCGACCGAACCAAGTGCGTGTTCGCACCGCCGGCCTCAAATCACGCGTGGGCGCTACTCGGCAATGCGCTTGGCGCCTCAAGCCCCGCACAATTCTGTTTTGAACTGACCAACAATAACGGAATCAGCTTGCCCTTGTCATTAGGCGCGGGCACTGAAACCAGCGGAAGCGCCCCGAACGCGACTCAACAAGGCGGCTTCTTTGTGTCGCATACAGGCGGGATGACCAGCGGCATCGCAGCTCGCCGGCCCTATTGCAGCGACGAAATACAGCTTGGCAGCAAACGTGGCACAGGCGGGCAATACACTTGGATGGCTGCTTCCAGCAGTACCACGACTTGGTACGGACGTATGCACGTAATGAGAACGCTTGACGGTTCATGTACTCGGATCATCGTCTACCTAGGCGGGATCCCGATATTCTTTCTCTGGCTTGACACGCCAGATAGCCCGTTCGTTACCAACGGATCCCCCAACCACACGTGGAATGTCGACGATACACCTTTCTACGGTGGCGCAATTGGCGGCTCTAGCGGCGCCATGTTGTACACGGGGGGATCCGTCGGTTGGTTCACGGACATCTCGTCAAACCTAGGATCACGAATCGCCAGCAAGATCAACCCGACGGCCAAAAGCGTTCAACCGCTCGGGCTAGTTTGCGCCTACTCCTCGGCAACAGGCGTTGCCGGAATCGTGTCGGGAATGAATGCAGCCAACGATGGCGATGGCGGCTACACGCCGGTGCCAATTGGCCTGTGCTGCGGATCTTCTGGTTACAGACAAGCCAAGTGTGGAACCTGCCCGGACATCTATTTTGTGCCTTCAATCCTAAATGAGGGTGACTACGCGGACGATCTGACCAATCACTATTCTTGGCGCGTAATGGGTGACTTCCTGTTGCCGTGGGACACCTCAACACTATTGGTGACGTGATGGAGCAGTCAAAATTCACTAGCAGTTGGCACTTCGTAGTTCGCGACAAGCGAGGGCGAATTAGAGGCCGCCGAGTAGTGAAGAACCTGCGCACTACAGCCGGCATGGACTGGGCTATTGCGCAGCTCTATTCGGGGGCTCCCGTCGGTAGTAAAGGCTTCAACTTTATTGCGCTGTCCACTGACGCTACAGGCGGCACAGGAGCGTCAACAACCCTCACTTCGGAGATCGTAGGGTCGGGGCTGACTCGTGCTGCGGCAACGTACTCCCACACCGCGGGCACGGCCGTGTGCACGCTTGTGCACGCCTTTACATACGCGGGGGCCGGCTCTGCACAATTGCGCTCGGCCGCACTATTCACAGACGCCAGCGGCGGTACCATGAACCACCTCGTGGCCTACACACTGCTGTCTTTGCCCAATGGCCAGACGGTCACGGTCACAGTCACAATCACCGGGTCATAGATGGCGGTTCTCAATCTAAGCGAAACCTTTGCCTTCGTAGAGGCCATCTTTCCGAAGGTGTACAGCCCTCTGGGCGGGATGAGCTTGGGGCTCGTGAACTACATCACGCCGGAGGCGCCGATCACGCAGCGCCGAGGTTGGTCTGTATTTCTGACCTCGGAGTTCGGCGTTGGTTCTAAGCTGCGCAAGATCGTGATGCGTGGGATCGATACCACGGGAGCATACCGCTACTGGGAGACGGACGTCGCCGACGGCGCCGCAATTGCGTACAGCGGCCCTAATAAGCCTCTGACCGATGTCTGTGTGTTCAAGTCTTACTAGAAACCATCAACCAACTAGAAGCGGAATCGAACCATGTCAATGACCGTAGCTCACACAGCCTTGTACAGCACCGCAGGCGGCGCAGGCGGAACGCTCGACGAC